CCGCCAATCGCGATGAGGGGAACTCCGCATACTTTTTCCTGATTTTCATTTTCCTGATTTTCATTTTCCTAATTTTCATTTTCCTGATTTTCATTTTTCCTAATTTTCATTTTCACTATGCCACCAGTGGCAATCTTACAAACAAAGTGTTACGGATTGTATTGGTGGCAGTCTAACTGTTGTACAGTATCAATCCACCCTGCCAGTCTTTCCTCCCTTGCCCGCCCAGCACCCCGCAGGTCTTGCTACACAAACTTTCTTTACCCCGCCCCACTAACACTACCTCTAAAAATTAAGATTGCCTTAGAGGCTGGTGGCAATCCAATAATATCTCTTATGCAAGAAGCATGCCAACATAACTATAATTCTATATTTATTTTTTAACACTGAAATTCAAATTCTGCCCTTATATTTAATGCTTGACAAACAATTCATTATGTGGTATAGTAATAGTATACTAATACCAGATTGGCTATTCAGACTGCCACTGGTGGCTATCTTAAAGTAGATAAAGGACGCGTCTTGACAACAACAACAACAAATAATTTCGACTTCCTACTGGAACCCTCCACTCCTACACCGGAGTATACCCCACCGGAACACGTCGGGCCAAATCTTAAAAGCGCAGTACAGATGACCCCTAAGAAATTTGCTAACGCTGTACTCGATGTGTTTGACGCACTCGGAGGGGCAAGTTGGCTGATGACTCAAGCCAAAGCAGACCCTAAATCTTTCCTTGATTTATTAAAAAGAATGATACCAAAGAGTGTACAACTTGATGATCTACAAGGAATAAAAATAAATCTTATTGATCAATTTGGTACTGAAGTTCAGATACAGACACAGCGTGATACTGCCACACCTCTGGAGCCTGGTCAACTCCAGATTGCTACTGGTGGCAGTCCTCCTTCTGATCCGGCGTCCTCCACAGGTCAGAAGGAGACACACACTGATAAGAAGACACAAGATTTTGATTTCAATATAGATATTAAGGATACCTTTGTATGAGTTCTATAACTATTCCATATAATTTTACCCCGCGAGAATACCAAAAAAATATATATAATGCCTCACCTAAAGGGTATAATAGAGGGGTAGTTATATGGCATAGACGGGCGGGAAAAGATAAGACATTTATAAATATTCTTGCTCGTGAAGCATTCAAACGTAAAGGTACTTATTTTTATATATTACCTTACTACAAACAAGCTCGGTTAATTATCTGGGAAGGTATGGATTCTGATGGTTTTAGATTTCTCGACCACTTTCCGGCCCAATTAGTTAAGCGTTGGGACAACCAACAAATGGTGCTTGAATTGGTTAATGGGTCAATTATTAGAATGGTTGGGTCTGATAATATTGATTCAATTGTTGGTGCGAATCCTATCGGGGTAATCTTTTCAGAATTTTCTTTACATAAACCCACAGCGTGGGATTACCTTAGACCTATTCTTTTAGAGAATAAAGGGTGGGCATTATTCAACGGGACTCCTCGGGGAAAAAATGCTTTGTGGAAGATGTACCACGCAGCTAAAAAAGATAAAAAATGGTTTACTGAACTACTAACAGTTGAGGATACAAAAGTTGTTTCAGAAGAAGATATAGAACAAGAACGTCAATCTGGAATGCCTGAAGAACTTATACAACAAGAATATTACTGCAGTTTTGATGCAGGACTTGTTGGGTCAATCGTTGGGGATTTAATGGAAAAGGCGTATAAAGAAGACAGAATTATTCGCGTACCATGGGAGCCTAATCTTAAAGTTACAACAGCTTGGGATTTAGGTTTCGATGATACTAATACTATATGGTTCGCACAATTTTCAGGTAAAGAAATTAGATTGATTGACTTGTATTCCAATAATAGAAAACCAGCAGGGCATTATGTTAATATTCTTAACCAAAAACCATATACTTATGAAGAACATTTTATGCCCCATGATGTTGAAGTACATGAATATAGCACGGGGGTTACACGGAGAGAGACTTTTGAATCTTTAGGGTTAAAAAATGTAGTTACTATTCCAAAAATTGGAGTTGCAGATAAAGGGATTATATCTGAAGGGCATAATGCAATGCGGCAACTTATTCCAAAATGCTGGTTTGACAAAAATAAATGTTCAGATGGTATCGAAGGGCTGAAGTCTTACCGAAGAGCTTGGGAAGAAAAGCTCGGAAAATTTTCTGATTCCCCCGTACGCGATTGGTCAAAACATTTTGCGGACGGATTCAGACAATTAGCCTGCGGAGTAGGAATACGTAGAGACCAAGAGAGGTTACTACCCCAATATTCACAACAAGTATATAATGAATTAGAGGGTATTGAGGAAGAGAATATGAACTGGTGTCCTTTAGATGACTACTTAAATTAAACGATTATTTTAAATTAACTACCAAAAAATAGTTCTTGACAAACTTTTTTATATATGTTATAGTCAGATATAATATAACTATATTCTGTTATTAATAGGAGGACACTAAATGGATTTAGATTTTCTAAACGAAGAGAGCGAGATTGCCACCAGTGGCAGTCCGAGTGAGATTGCCACCGGTGGCGGTCCAAATGTTATAACTTCTGAAATTTATGCCGAAGCTCGAAAATTAGCTGCGTCGTCTAAAGGATTGGATATCGCAAAGTTTCAAAAAAAATATAATATACATGTTATGAATGTGGATGAGTTGTTAAAAAGGAAATAATGAAGATAACTCCTGAAAAAATATTATGGCATATAAAGCGGAATGCTTCTTTAGTTTCTGACCGAGGGTCTTTTGATTCTCATTGGCAAGAAATAGGGGAACTTATATACCCTGAACATGCCAATTTTACTTATATTCCTTCAGTAGGGGCTAAGAGAACTTCAAAAGTTTATGATTCAATTCCTATTCATGCGAATCAACTTCTTTCTTCAGGACTTTTTTCTTTGCTTACCAGTTCTGCCAGCCCATGGTTTCATATTCTTCCCATGGATTTACGGAAATCTGCTATTAGAGAGGTTTCAATATACCTTGAAACTATTTCTAAAATAATGTATCATGAAATAAATAGTCCTTTAGCTGGATTTTCTACTGCAATACATGAAGAATACATGGAATATGGGGCTTTTGGTAACTTAACAATGTTAGTTGAAGAGTCTTTAAAAACAAATTCTTTACATTTTGTATCTTTACCTTTATATGAGTGCTATTATGTAGAAAACGCAGAAGGAATTGTTGATACTCTTTATCGTAAGTATACCAGAACTGTAGAATTTTTGATGAATAAATTTGGAGTAGAGAATTTATCCCTAAAAACTCAAGAGTTAGTAGCAAATAATAAATTAGATGCAAAAGTTAACTGTATTCATATCGTGATACCACGGGATACAGCGAATCATCTTTCTCCAAAATCAACAGATTTACCTTATGCTTCTCTTTATATAGAGACAGATACTAAACATCTTATAAAAGAAGGGGGGTTTCATGAACTTCCTTTCATGGCCGCCCGATTCCGTAAGTCTTCACACGAAGTGTATGGGCGGGGGCCCGGAAGTACTGCTTTACCTGATGTTAAAATGTTAATGAGAGTAGCTCAAGTTACTATCAGAGCAGCTCAAAAATCAGTAGATCCTCCAATTATTCTTCCCGATAGTGGATTTTTACGTCCTCTTAGAACAACTCCAGGGGGACTTAATTACTATTTGAGGGGAAGAGTTAATACTAAAAGAGATATTGATATTCTTCCTACAGGAAATCCGGGGTTAGGGATAGAATATTCTGAATTACTCCACAAAAAAATAAGAGAAGTATTTTTTGTAGACCAATTACAGTTACATTCTGGCCCACAAATGACCGCAACAGAGGTAATGCAACGAACTGAAGAGAAATTAAGATTATTGGGGCCACTTTTAGGACGGATTCAGACTGAACTTCTTGGCCCAATGATTGGTCGAGTATATGGGTTACTACGAAGAGCAGGAAAACTTCCTGAACTTCCGGGGGTTTTAGAGGGAGTTCCTTTAAAAATCATTTATACTTCTCCTATTGCTCGTGCGCAAGAACAAGTAGAAGCGAATGGGCTAATGAGAGCTTTGGGTGTGTTAGAACCTTTAATGAAATATAATTCCAGCCTTGTTGATATTTTTGATACTGATGCAATGGGGCGTGGGGTGTTTGAGATGTTTAGTGTTAATCAAAAATATCTTAAAGACCAAAAAATTGTTGACAAAATTAGAAATGATAGAGCAGAGGCTGAGAAAGCTCGTCAAGATGCAGAGAATTTAAGAGCATCTGGGCAAGGAGCAGATTCCATGGCAAGAGCGGGGGCAACTGCACAAGAAGCAGATTTACTTGGTGGAGAATTTGGAGTTTTACAATAACTTAAACAAAGAAGGAGACTGCCACTGGTGGCAATCCAATAATGTTCAAAACTAAAAAAATACATAGAGCATATCAAGACGTATTTAATTTAGAATCTCCCCAAGTTAGAACAGTTCTACAAGACTTGTGTAGTGCCCATAGCGTTTTTAACGGCGGGTTTGACCCTAATCCATATCTTAATGCTTTCAGTAGCGGAGAACGTAATGTTGTATTACGAATACTTACGATATTAAAGACTAATCCTAATGATATTATTAATTTAGCTAAGGAGGACTAAACAATGTGGCGATTACGTAGACGATTTTTCTGTAAAGAAAAGATGGAGACGGAGACGGGGGTGGAGACGGAGGAAATGCGGGAAATGCCGGAAATGGGGATGGGGATGGTAACTCCGGAGGTGGTAGTGGAGGTAGTGGAGGTAGTGGAGGTAGTGGAGGTAGTGGAGGTAGTGGAGGTAGTGGAGGTAGTGGAGGTAGTGGAGGTAGTGGAGGCGCCTCGGGGGGCAGCACTTTAGGTTGGAGAGATAATCTTCCAGAAGATATACGAAGTACGCCAACACTCGAAAAGTTTAAAGATGAAACAGAAATGATTTCTTATATCAACGCAGAACAACTTATTGGCCGCGATAAAATTCCGGTTCCTAAAACTCCGGAAGAATGGGATAAAGCGTATAAAATGATGGGGAAACCTGATAGCGCGGAACTTTATGTTCTTCCTATTAAAGAAGATGTTGACCCAAAATTAAAAGAACTTTTTGAAAAAGACGCTAAATGGTTTCGTGGTAAAGCTCATGAACTTGGATTGAACGAAAAACAGGCTACTGATTTATTTTCATCTTTTGCAGGTAAAACTTCGGACACAATTTCAAATATGCAGGCAATGGGTGAAACTGAAAAAAATGCTGGAGAAACTCAATTACGTTCTGAACTTGGGAATCAATACGAAGGAAAGATGGTTCTGGCGAATAGAGCAATGTTGGAACTCGGCGGGAAAGAATTAACTGCCGTAGTCGATGCTACTGGAGTAGGTAATAATCCTACCTTTATTAAAGCATTTATAAAGATGGGAGAAATGATGGCTGAAGATCTGGGTATTGATAAAGATACTGGAGTGTCTTCGATGTCCAAAGAAACAGTACAGGAACAAATTACAAATATACAGAAAACCCCAGATTATCTTGATGCGGGGAATCCTGGGCATACTTTGGCAGTTTCAAAAGTTGCGAAATTAATGGAACAATTATACGGAAATAAAACTACACGCAGATAAGCACAAAGCCCTGCAAATATGCATATTGGGCCTCCTCTATATAGGAGACAACCCGTTGATTATGGGAAGGATCTTATAACTTGTATTTAAAATAAAGGAGGTTTAATATGTCTGTTGAAATTACTACCGCGATGGTAGAACAATACAAAAGTAATGTTGTTCTATTAGCCCAACAAAAAGGTTCTCGTTTACGAAATTTTGTTCGTGTAGAACCTATTACCGGAGAAAATGCTTTCTTTGAGTCAATAGGCGCAACAGCAGCTCAAAAGAAAACTACCCGTCACATGGACACCCCTCAGATCGATACCCCACATTCCAGACGTAAAGTTTCTATGGATGATTATGTCTGGTCGGATTTTATCGATAATGAGGATAAACTTCGTACTCTAATCGATCCCGCGAGTGCTTACACTCTTAACGCCGTTGCAGCTTTTGGCCGTTCAATGGATGATGTCCTTATTGCTGCGGCTTCAGGTACGGCATATACCGGCAAGACAGGAGGTACTGCGGTATCCCTTCCTGCTGGGCAGAAAATTGCGAATGGAGATACTGGGCTTACAATAGCAAAATTGGTGTCCGCCAAAGGTCTTTTCTGGTCTAATGATATTGATGAAGATATCATGTTGCATATTGCTGTATCTTCAAAACAACTTCAAGATTTGCTTAATGACTCAACAGTTACCAGTGCGGATTACAACTCTGTTAAGGCTTTAGTTAAAGGTGAACTTGATACCTTTATGGGGTTTAAATTCCACCGTACTCAGCGTCTTTCTATTGACGCTGACGATATTCGTACCTGTATCGCATGGGCACAGGATGGGGTTTGTCTGGGTCTTGGTGCAGATATTAATACGAAAGTAACAGAACGAGCGGATAAGAATTATCTTACTCAGGTTTGGTGTGGTATGAGTATTGGGGCTGTCCGAATGGAAGAGAAGAAAGTTGTTGAAATTGGATGTGATGAAACTCCAGACGCGTAATTAATCCCGTAGGACTGCCACCAGTGGCAGTCCTACTTTCCATCGTGGTAGGCCACGATGAAGGAGGTATTTTAGTATGGCTACATTTTATTCAGAACAGGTAACAAAATTAAACGCGGTTCCAGCAGAGCCGTTAAATGTTGACGAAAGTCATGGTAAAGTTCGTATCTGCAGATTCGATTATTCTCAGGTTGCGGAAGGGGCTATTGGTACTGTCATTGAACTTGTAAAACTCCCCGCGGGGAGAATAAGAGTTCTTGGCAACGAAAGTAGTATGTATCGAAGTGCCCTTGGTACCGGTGTTACTCTTGACGTAGGCTGGGCGGCATATACAGATTTTGCGGGAGACGCGGTAGTTGCTGATCCTGACGGTCTTGATGACGGTGTAGATGTTGCTGCTGCTGGGACTGCCAGTCTGGGTTCCGTTGCGGCTGTCTTGGCTGAAGCTGGGTCAAAAGTCTTCGAGTCTCAGGAAGGGGTAGTAATAAATGCTACAATAGGCGTTGCAGTTATCCCCGCAGCAGGGAAACTCAAAGGGTATATCGCTTATGTTCTTGATTAATTAAATCAATTTAGTCTTTTATTATTCCTGTGGGATAATCCCCACAGGAATACTAAGATATTAAATCAAAGGAGAAGTATAATGGCCTCAGAAGTTCAAATATGTAATGAAGCACTTACTGCTTTAGGCGAAAATCCTATTTTAAGTTTAACAGATAATCTTAAATCTGCTCGTTTATGTAATTTGAAATACGCGGACAAACGTGATTATTTATTACGAAGATACTTCTGGAATTTTGCTACCAAACGAATTGTGTTAGCCCCTGATGTGGCAACTCCTGAATTTGAGTTCTCTACTCAATTTACTCTACCTTCAGATTGTATTCAATTCCGGGAATTGTATCCTAATAGTATAACTTATAGGATTGAGAATAATAAAATTTTATGTGATGAATCTATATTATATATAAAGTACACCACGCGAGTTACAGACCCGAATACTATGGATGCTACGTTTCTTGAGACTTTATCTGCTTTGTTAGCCAGAGAACTTGCTATCCCGTTATCTGACAGTTCTACAAAACACAGCCAGATGGATGAACTATTTGAAATAAAATTATCTGAAGCACGATTTGCAGGGTCGATTGAAGATGATTTACAAGAAATAGAAGCAGAAGATTGGTTAAATTCGAGATAGCCACCAGTGGCAATCTAACTTTTTGAGGTAATTATAGTGGAATTTAATAATATACAAAGTAATTTTACTGCGGGAGAAATTGGCCCAGAATTTTTGGGTCGGGTTGAATTAGAAAAATATTTTTATGGAGTTGCAACTCTCGAAAATATGATAGTGAAACCATCAGGGGGACTTTTTAAACGTGGTGGTTTCCATTATATAACCGATGTAAAAGATGCTACAAAAAATACAGTGTTGATTAATTTTATTTTTAGGGATACTTATTCTTATATTTTAGAATTTGGGGATCTATACATCAGAGTATATATAAATCACGAACAGGTACAAAGTGGGGCTACCGCTTATGAGATAATAACTACTTACACAACTGATGAAGTAAAGGATTTACGTTTTTCCCAAGATTCTGATACATTATATATTACTCATAAAGACCATCCTCCTGCAACTCTTACACGAATAGCACATGATAATTGGACTTTAGCAGATATTGTGTTTACTTTTGACGCGGGACATGAATGGACTGCGGGGGATTATCCTTCTCTTAATTGGTTCTACGAACAACGTCATTTTTTCACTGCTACTCCTACTGTTCCAAATGGGCTTTGGGCGAGCCAATCAGTAGATTATACTAATATGCAACTTGGTACAGGGCAGGACAACGAAGGGATAGAAATTATTGTAAAATCTGCGTATAAATTTTTGTGGGGTATAGCGGGGGATGAGATAACTTTAGGTGGTTCTAATGCAGAATTTAAACTATCTGCTAATGCTTTAAATGAACCTATAACCCCATCAAATATACGACCAAGTTCACAAACAAAATATGGGAGTACTTTTACTCCATGCGCACAAATTGATAATAGTATTTTATTCATTCAAAAAGGGGGACGAAAATTACGCCGTCTTGCTTTATCCCCAGAAAGTAGTGGTAGTTATTCTAATGTGTATACTGCCCCTGATCTCACACTTCTTAACTCCACTGTGACAAAAAATGGAATAGTAGGAATCGAAAGTATGACTTCCCCTGAATCTATTATTTGGGCTATCCGAGAAGATGGAATTTTAGTCGGGCTAACCTATGAACCAGAACACAAAATCTATGGGTGGCATAGACATAATATTGGGGGAACTGATGCTAAAATTAAAAATATCGCGGTAGCCTCTGCCCCTTCTGGAGAACGAGTAGACGATTTATGGGCAATTATTGAGCATACTATAAACGGAAGTACTACTCAATATCTTGCGTATATGGATGAAGGTTTATCAGACGAAAAAGATATAGAAGATTCTTTCTTCCTCGATGCAGGAATAACTAAAACAGGAACCGGATTGACACTGGTGGCAAACTTAGATCATCTCGAAGGTGAAGAAGTACAAATACTTGGGGATGGGGCAAAGCAAGCACCTAAAACCGTAGTGGGAGGAGAGATAACTTTAGATACCGCAGCGGATAAAGTACATGTGGGGTTAAGTTACAAAAGTATTATAGAAACAAACCCCGTAGAATGGAAGAATCCTGAAGGTACTTCTCAAGGTAAATTAAAAAGAATTTCCGAAATTTCTTTAAGATTACATCGATCTTTAGGTTTTGATATTGGAGACGTTTATGGGAACTTAGACACCTATTATTTTGGGCCCCCAATTATGGATGAAGTTACTTCATTATTTACAGGAGATACTGAACCTATGCCTTTCGCAGGAGGATATGATTTACAATCAAAAATACGCATTGAACATAAAGAACCTTTACCTTTTAATTTACTCGCTATTATATACCGAGGGAGGACAAAATGATAACTCTCCAAGAAGAAACATACAACTCTCTTTTTGAAGATAAGAATTTTGAGAAGATTATTCAAGAAAATTTTAAAGAAACTGGGGTACTAAATTCTTCTTTTACTTTGAAACCTCGTTTAGAAATGTATAAATTTTTGGCAGAACAAAAAATATTATTATTATATTCTGTTAGAGATTCAAAAAAATTAGTAGGGTATTTTATAGCAGTAATGACAGACCACCCTCATTACAGAAAAGTAAAAACCGTAGAAACCGATACTTTCTTTTTATCAAAAGAATACCGAAAAGGGTTACTTGGGTATAAATTTTTGAAATATACTATATTTGAATTAAAGAAAAAAGTTAATTTAATATTTTTGACAAAAGTTAATTTAATATTTTTGACCTCAAATATTAAGCGCGATTTATCTACGATACTTTCTCGTTTGGGTTTTAAACTCACGGATTATAAGTATATGTTGGAGGTATAAATATGACAGGTGCAATAATAGCTTTAGCTGTAGTATCCGCTGCCTCTACATACATGGCGTATGAAGGAAAGCGTAAACAAGCAAGTATGGCCGAAGACGAAGCTAACCGTAAAGCCCAAGTTGCAAAAGAGCGGGAAGAAAGAGAATCTCGTATTCGCCAAGAACAAATAACTTATGAATCTAACTTAGCCGCTGAACGAGCGGAGTGGGAAATAGGAGTTAGTT